AAATACCAGGTGGGGTTGAAAATTTTTTAACTCGAGCTAAAGCTGTAAATTTAGCTAATCCATTTGCTCCAGATTTTGTAAAAAAAACACCTAAAGCATTTGCTGAAGAAGCTGCATTTAAATTAAATGAACTTTATAAGTTGCAAAAGACTAAAAAAAATGTAAAGTTTTTTGAATTTATGAAATTTAACAAAGGAGGAATCGTTGGACTACAAAACATTAAAGCCTGAACAAAAATTAATATTTCTTGCTGGGGTATTTGAAGGAGAAGGATCTTTTGGTTTTTGGGGAAAAGAAGAAAAAAATAATAGGTACCTTAGAGCACAAGTAAGAATGACTGATGAAGATATTGTAGTTAGGTTTATAGATTATTTTAAGTTAGGCTCTGTTAGTGCACACACACCTAAAAAAAATCACCTAAAGAAATCATGGAAATGGACTGTAGCTGGAGATAAAGCAATGGTTGTGATGTTGCAAATGGCTCCATATCTTGGTATAAGAAGAAAGGAGAAATTTGAACAATGTTGCCAATCTTACAAGCAGTTGCCCCACTTGCGAAAATCTTATTTAACACAGTTGATAAAGCAGTCGCCGATAAAGACCTTGCCGCTAAATTAAAAGCAGATCTGCAAACACAAATGTTGCAGTCTCATACACAAGAATTTACTGCTGCAGCAAAAATTATTGAGGCAGAGGCCAAAGCGGGTGCTTTTGCATCGAGCTGGAGGCCCCTGTTAATGTACGTATTAATATTTATTTTGGTCTGGAATTATATTCTAGGACCAGTTGTAAAGATATTCACAGGAGCTGTTATCTCCTTTGAATTGCCTGGCGATGTTTGGGGTCTTCTCCAGATAGGTTTGGGCGGTTACGTCGTGGGACGCAGTGCGGAATCAGTTGCTAGAACTATGGCTAACAGACCACAACCTAAAGAACAAGAAAACGGATAATGTTAGAAAGATTGAGAAACGATTATTCAATAAGACCAAGAGCAAAACTTAAAAAAGGTGGTAAAGCTAAAAAAAGTTTCCCTGATTTAAACAAAGATGGAAAAACAACTTTCGCTGACGTACTTACTGCTAGAATGTCTAAAAGTAAAAAAGGCAAAATGATGAAGGGTAAAAGATAATGGCTGGACTAGGTTGTCAAAAAAGAGGAGTTCGAATTGCTAGAGTAATGAGATCAGAAGGAGGATCTGCTGCTGAAGATATGTCATCTATACATGAAGGAGCAGAATCACCAGAAGAAGAAGCAAGAGAAACTAAACTTGAAAAAGAAGGATATGAAGAAACCAAAGCTGGTAAAATGATTAAATCAGCTAAAAGAGGAGTAGAAAAAGTTTCTAAAAAAATGCAAGATCATTATAAAGAAAATGTAAAATTTGTTACACCTTCACCTAAATTAGGTGAAGTTAAAGATTTAGTTGAGGGTCTTAAAGCAGGAACAAAAAAACTTGCTACAGCTCCTTTTGATGCTGCAGAAAAAATTGTAAAAAGATTAGGTAAAGCTAAGGGTGGTCAAGCTAAGGTTTCTAAAGTTATGAGAGAGTTTGGAAAAGGTAAATTACATTCTGGAAGTAAAAAAGGTCCAGTTGTAAAATCTAGAAAACAAGCAATAGCAATTGCTCTTTCAGAAGCTGGAAAGTCGAAGAAAAAATAATGCCATTTAAAAAAGTAGGTAAAAAAATATTTTCTGGAAAAGGTTACTCAGGCAGTAAAAAAGTTGAAATGATTCAACCAAAACCTTCTGATAGAAGTACAAAAGAAAAAAGACAAATTGGAGAAATATTAACTCTTCAATCTAAAATAAAAAATAATCTTCTCCAAGGTAAAAAAGAAAGAGCAGATGCAACTGAAGAAATATTAGATTTAACAGGTAGTTATGCTAGAAAAGCAAGAGGAGAAAAAATTAAACCATCTAAAAAAATTGACGATATTGAAAAAACTGTAACTGATTTAGAAACAGGGGAAATTGAAAAATATGCAAAAGGTGGACTTGTTAAAAAAGGTTTACCTAAACTTGCTAAGAAAGGTTGGAAATAATGGCTAAACAAGGTTTATGGGCAAATATTAATAGAAGAAAAAAATTAGGTATATCAAGACCTAAATCACAATCTACTATATCACCAAAAGCATATGCAAATATGAAAGCTGGTTTTCCAAAAAGAAAAAAGATGGCAAAAGGTGGAGTGGCTAGAGGATGTGGAGCTATAATGCCAGATAGAGTAAAAGTTACTAAAGAATTCTAATGGGTGACATATCTTTAAGAGGTAGAGGTATAGTTAGAAAAAAATTCGCAAAAGGTGGATTATCAAGAAGAGGATTTTTAGGAATGGTTGCTGGAGCTGCTGCAGCACCAGATTTAATAAAAGGATTAAAAAAAGAAAAAAAAATTAAACCAAAAACTATAAAAAATATTCCAAAAAAAGGAAGTGGGCTATCTAGACAAGAATTAATAGATAAAGTTAATAATAAAACAGCGACTGATTTAGAAAAAGAAGAACTAGAAATGATTCAAGAAATGGATATATTACCATAATGGGCGATATTTCATTAAGAGGACATGGTAGAGCAATGCTAGCAAAAGGAGGATCTACTCCTGCATGGCAACGCAAAGAAGGTAAATCAGAATCAGGTGGATTAAATAGAAAAGGTATTGCATCTTATAGAGCTGCTAATCCAGGATCAAAATTATCAATGGCAGTAACAACAAAACCTTCTAAATTAAAAAAAGGTTCTAAAGCTGCTAATAGAAGAAAATCATTTTGTGCTAGAATGTCTGGCATGAAGAAAAGATTAACCTCTGCAAAAACAGCAAGAGATCCAAATTCAAGAATTAATAAGTCACTTAGAAAGTGGAACTGTTAATATAACCAACAAAGGAGAAAGACTATGGACGCAGTAACATTCATTACTAGACTACAAAAATTTATCAAAGAATCTTACCAAAATATTGGAGACTCTATGATATCAGGAGCAGTTGACAGTATGGAAAAATACAAGTATATGCAAGGACAGGCAAATGCCTACCAAACAATAATTCAGGAAATCTCTAACCTGCTAAATGAAGGAGCAAAAAAAGATGATAAAGGAAACGTTATTGACCTCGGAAAAGGAAGTACCAAAGATAAACCTAGGTCTTGAAGATAAGTATAAAGAAGAAGATAAAAAAGTTGAAGATAAAACAGTCAGAGCAGAAAATGTTACTGAATCTTTAATAGATAGTTTACCAACACCAAGTGGTTGGAGATTATTAGTATTACCATTTACACCAAAAGATAAAACATCTGGTGGATTAATTATATCACAGGAATCTTTAGATAAAGCACGAATCGCAACAAACTGCGGTTATGTTTTAAAGATTGGACCGTTAGCTTATTTGGATAAAGAAAAATATCCAACAGGCCCATGGTGCAAAGAAAAAGATTGGGTTATTTTCGCGCGTTACGCGGGATCAAGACTTCCAATCGAAGGCGGTGAAGTTCGTCTATTAAATGACGATGAAGTTTTAGGGACAATTAAAAATCCCGAAGATGTACTTCACTATATATAAACATAGGAGGAAACTATGCCAGAAGATAAAAACGCAAAGACAGTTGATATCGATACTTCAGGACCAGAAGTGGATGTAGAGTTAAAAGATGAATCTACACCAGAACCTGAATTTGAAGTAAAAGAAGAAACTGTTAAAGAAGTAAAAGAAGAACCAAAAGAAGCCAAGTCTCAAGACAACAGCGACACGAAGCCGGAGACGGGAGACAAGAAGCAAGAAGTTAAGAAAGACGAATTAGAAGATTACAGCGAAAGTGTGCAAAGAAGAATTGCAAAACTAACTAAAAAAATGAGAGAAGCAGAGCGTCAAAGAGAAGAAGCTCTAACTTATGCTCAATCTGTTAAAGCAGAAAAAGAAGCTTTAACTAAAAAGTTTAGCACTTTAGAAACTGTATCGATTAAAGATAGAGAAGCTAAAATTGCATCAGCATTAGAAGCAGCTAAAGGTAAATTAGCTGTTGCTAGAGAAGCAAATGATTATAATGCTGAAGTTGAAGTAGCTAAAGAAATAGCAAGATTAGGTTATGAGGAAGCTAGATTACAAGAAGTTAAATCTAATTCAGAAAATCTTGCAAAAGAACAGCCAGTAAAAAACATAGCAGATGTTAGAGTTCCAGAAAGACAATCTACAGCTGATCCGAGAGCAGAATCTTGGGCAGGTAGAAATAAATGGTTTGGAACAGATAAAGCTATGACTTATACGGCTTTTGACATTCATAAAACTCTTATAGATGAAGAAGGTTATGATGCTCAAAGCGACGAATATTATGCGGAAATTGATAAAAGAATAAGACTTGAGTTTCCCCATAAATTTGATAAGAATGCAACTACGGAATCGGCTAAACCTGTACAAACAGTAGCTTCAGCGAAGCGAAGTACAAAACCAGGCCGCAAAACTGTGAGACTCACCCCTTCTCAAGTTGCTATCGCTAAAAAATTAGGAGTGCCATTGGAAGAATATGCGAAACAATTAAATATCACGAAGGAGGTATAGGCATATGACAAAAGAAAACATTAAGACCCCACGTGCGAGCCAAACTAGGACTGCTGAAAAGAGACCTACAACTTGGACTCCACCATCATCTTTAGATGCACCGCCCGCGCCAGCAGGCTTTAGACATCGTTGGATAAGAACTGAAGTTTTAGGGTTTGACGACACTAAAAACATGTCAGGTAAAATGAGATCAGGTTGGGAGTTAGTGAGAGCTGACGAATATCCTGAATCACAATTTCCAGTTGTTAAAGACGGCAAGTACGCAGGTGTGATCGGAGTTGGTGGCCTTGTGTTGGCAAGGATACCCGAAGAAATCGCAAAATCTCGCGAAGCTTACTTTAGAAAACAAATAGAAGCACGCGAAGAAGCAATTGAAAACGATTTGTATAAGGATCAACACAAAAGTATGCCAATCAATAGTGAGAGGCAGACTCGTGTAACTTTCGGTGGTACGAACAAAAAGTAATTTTTTGGTAATACCAACGAGTTAAATAAACTTAAACAAGGAAAAAACTATGGCTAATAGAAGCTCAGTAGGTTTCGGCCTACGACCAATTGGTAAAGTTGGTCAGAATAGAGATAACCAAGGTTTAAGTGAATATAGTGTGGCAACTAGCCCAACTATTATATATTTCAATGACGCTGTGAGAGCAGTGGACTCTGGAACTATAGCAGTTGCAGCAGCTGGAAATACACTATTAGGTTCACTTAACGGATCTTTCTACACTGATCCAACGACTCAAAAACCAACATGGAGGAATTATGTACCTTCGGTTGCGGCAAGTGATATTGTTGCATTCGTAAGTGACGATCCTTATGAAAGATTTGAGATCAGATCTAATAATACAGCAGCTTCGGCTCAAACAGATGTTTTCAATTTAGCGAACATCACTTATTTGGCTGGAGACTCGGCAAACTATGTATCTAGAACTAGATTAAATGATGCTACTTTAAGCACAACAACTAATCAGTTACAGATCTTAGGTGCTACAAAAGATAGTGGTGACAATGCTATAACTCAATCACACGTTGTTTGGGTAGTTAGAATTGCTAACCATCTATTAACTAACAGAACAACAGGAGTATAAGAATATGGCTATATCAAGAGGACAACTAGTTAAAGAACTAGAACCAGGATTGAATGCTTTATTCGGCCTGGAGTACAAACGTTATGAAAATCAGCATCTTGAAATATTTGATACTGAAACTTCTGACAGAGCTTTTGAAGAAGAAGTTATGTTATCAGGTTTCGCAAATGCTCAAATTAAACCAGAAGGTTCTGGCGTTACATTTGACAATGCTCAAGAAACTTTCACTGCTAGATATACGCATAACACTATAGCTCTTGCTTTCTCAATCACTGAAGAAGCGATTGAAGATAACTTGTATGACAGACTAGCGTCTAGATATACAAAAGCTTTAGCAAGATCTATGGCAAACACTAAGCAAGTAACAGCTGCAAACGTATTAAACAATGCGTTTTCAAGCTCGTTCCCAGGTGGAGATGGTCAACCTTTATTAGACCAAGCTCACCCTACTATTGCTGGTTCATTTAGAAATGAATTAGCAACTGCTGCTGAC